TGGGCTTTAAATATGTATGACGATATAGCTGACGCTATGGCTGACGCTGCACGTATTCACGGTGTAGCTATTAAGTGGGGAGCAGCTTGGAGTGTAGGCAACATTGCTGAGTGGGACGGTTCTATGGAGGATGCAATGAATGCATACGTAGACCTTCGCCGTTCACAAGGTCGTAGGCCCTTTATTGATGCCCCCCATTTTGAACTTATGTAAGACTTATGTACTACTTTGTCCTTATGGTGTATTTAGGTACAGCTAGAGAGTTAATATCTGAGGGCAAGATGGTGTTTAACAACATAGAGCATTGTAATTACTACGCTAGAGAGATAACCAGACGTTACAGTTCACACGGTATATCCCCTGAAGACAGGGTTGTAGCGTACTGTTTACCTAAAGTGAAAGATAAACAATAATGAGCATAGAATATAGGGGAGAGACATTTGCAGGTTATAACAAGCCGAAGCGTACCCCTGATCACCCGAAAAAAAGTCATGCCGTACTTGCAAAAGAAGGTAAGACCATTAAGCTCATCAGGTTTGGTGAACAAGGAGCGAAGACAGCCGGGAAACCAAAAAAAGGTGAAACGGACAAGATGAAGAAAAAACGTGCATCCTTTAAAGCAAGACACGGTAAAAACATTAAAAAAGGAAAACTAAGCGCAGCATATTGGGCAGATAAGGTAAAGTGGTAAATGAAAAAGCCAACTAAAACATCTGTAATGCCCGGTCCTGCTGGACGTAACTATCGTAAAGAGTACGATAATTACCATGCTTCCCCTGAGCAAAAACAAAAAAGAGCCTCACGCAACGCTGCGCGAAAGAAAAGTAACGCTAAAGTAGGCCAAGACGTACATCACAGAAACGGGAATCCATTAGATAATAGGGCATCTAACTTGGCTGTAACTACGCCAAGGGCTAACAGGTCATTCCCTCGTAACAAATCAGCAGGAAAGAGAGTATAGAATTATGGCTAGTAAGTTAACACAGTGGATTAATGCCAGTTTAAAAAACAAAGGCATGACTGCAAAACAAGCACAAAAGAATGCTTATAAGTACAAGAGCATTTCTGCCGCAAAGAAGGCAGGTTCTTTGTATTATACAGATAAGAACGGCAAGATAATGATTGCTGCTTATGCAGAGGACTTAAAGAACATTCCTAAAGTCAAACCTAAAGCTGATCGTAAAGATGGCTTACTGAGTAAGAGTGGCAACCCTACACAAGGTCCGGGTAATCGCGGAATGCGTGAAAAAAAGATTACTACAACTACTCTGCCTAAGACTTCTTCAACAGCTAAACCTAAACCTAGCGTAGATGCCCCCGTTAAACCGTCTAAGCCTGTACAGCCTAGTGGTGGTGGTGGCAATGGTAAAGCTAAACCTACAACAAATTCAGCAAAACTTGACGCTTGGAAAGCAGGAGATAAAAGTCTTAGTTCTAAAGAGCAATTTCGTTTAGCTAAATGGGCTGAAAGAAACGACTTAAGTGTTCCTAGAGACTTAGCTAAAGACCGTGTTAGACTCAGCCTTAAGACTTCAAAAAACAAAGGTGGTCCTGTAACTAAGAAGCCTAAAGGTGCTTACGCTGCAGGTGGTATGCCTATGGTTATGAAGGGTGGCAAGAAAGTACCAGCTTTTGCTGCTGACGGTAAAGGTAAGATGAACAAGGGCGGCATGGCTGTTGCTAAAAAGAAACCTGCTGCTAAGAAGATGATGGCGGGTGGTATGACTAAAAAATCAGGCTATATGTATGGCGGTATGGCAAAGAAGAAGGCAAAGAAATAATGCATAACGGGATTGCATTCTTGTATGTAGTCCTTTAAGGTAAAACATGGTATAACTGTCTGTGGTAATACATAGAGGAGTTATACCATGTTCAAGAAATTTATCAAGGCACTACAAGATCACCAAATGCGTAGAGTACAATACTGGCAACTAAACACTATGTCAGATGCTGCTCTTAAAGACATAGGGGTAACACGTGGCGAAATTAAAGAAAAGTTCTACGGCAAAGACTACAGCTAAAGCGAAACCTAAGAGAGGCTACGCTAAGGGTGGGTCAACAGTAAATGCGGCAGGTAATTATACTAAGCCTAGTATGCGTAAGTCTCTTGTCGCATCCGTTAAGGCTGGCGGCAAAGGAGGAAGCCCCGGACAGTGGTCGGCTCGTAAAGCTCAAATGGTTGCCAAACAATACAAAGCAAAAGGTGGAGGATACACGTAATGAAAGTAGAAGCACCTAAAGGCTATCACTGGATGAAACAAAAAGATGGCAGTTTAAAAGTAATGAAGCATGACGGTAAGTTTGTTCCTCACAAGGGGGCAAGCCTTACCGCTAACTTTGCTGTGCAGAAAAAACACAATGCCAAACAAAAGTAAAACAACTAAAGCAAAGAAAAAGCCAGCCGCCAAGATGAACTCTGGCGGTTTAGCTAAAAGTCAAAAGAGCCTTAAGTCGTGGACTAAGCAGGATTGGAGAACTAAAAGTGGTAAACCTTCTACGCAAGGTCCAAAGGCTACAGGAGAACGTTACTTGCCAGCTAGTGCTATTAAAGCTATGGATTCTAAGTCTTATGCTGCGTCTTCAGCGAAAAAAAGAGCAGATACAGCAAAAGGTAAGCAGTTTTCTAAGCAACCTAAGAAAGCGGCTAAAGCTGCCAAGCCGTACAGGAGAGTAACATGAGTAGGGTACTGAACGAAAAACAACAACTCTTTATGCAAGTCTTGTTTGACGAGGCGCAAGGTGATGTTGTACAAGCTAAGAAGCTTGCAGGTTATGCTGATGGTTCATCTACAAAAGCTATTATAGAAGGCTTAAAGGATGAAATATTTGAGGCTACAAAGACTTACATGGCGCGTCTTGGCCCTAAAGCTGCGGTTGCTTACGGCAGTGCTTTGGTTGACCCTACTCAGCTTGGCATTAAAGAAAAGATGGTTGCAGCAGGACAGATACTAGATCGTGCTGGTGTAGTTAAGACTGAAAAGGTTGCAGTAGAGGCTAGTGGTGGTTTGTTTATCTTGCCCCCTAAAGAAAGTAGTGATGACTAGACACTTTGCGTTTAATGACTTAGGTTATTGGATGCTACCTAAGCCTAAGAAGCTACGACATTGGGAGAGAATACCAAGGCTAGTAAAGTTTGTACCTTTTGGTTACGAGATAGACCCAAACGATGAATGTTGGTTAAACCCTATTGAGAAAGAGTTAGAACTATTAGAGCTTGCAAAGAAGCATTTAAAGCAGTATAGTTACAGAGAAGTTTCTGCTTGGTTAACTACACAGTCAGGCAAAAGCATATCTCACATGGGCTTAAAGAAAAGAGTAGACCTTGAGCGAAAACGTAAAACAACTGCTAGAATCAAGCGTGAGCTTGCCAAAAGGCTCCAAGAAGCGATCACGCAGTACGAAACGCTTGAAAAAGAAAGAACAGGCTACTACACCTGTCCAGCCGAGTAAAAATGTTTCACGTGAAACAATTCCAGCCACAGTAATACCTGCGCCATTTGATGTAGAGGAAGCGCAAAACATTGTCTTTCAGCCTAATGCAGGGCCACAGACAGACTTTCTAGCTTCAGGTGAGCGTGAGGTGTTGTACGGGGGTGCAGCAGGTGGCGGTAAAAGCTACGCTACACTAGCTGACCCCTTACGCAACCTAAATCACCACGCTTTTAGTGGCTTGCTTGTACGCCACACTACAGAGGAACTAAGGGAGCTTATACAGAAAAGTCAAGAGTTGTATCCTAAAGCAATTCCCGGCATTAAGTGGTCAGAGCGTAAGTCTCAATGGGTTACACCTAGAGGTGGGCGCATTTGGATGAGTTACCTAGATAAAGACCAAGATGTTATGCGCTATCAAGGACAGGCGTTTAACTATATTGCATTTGATGAGTTGACTCAGTGGGCTACACCGTTTGCGTGGAACTATATGAGGTCACGTTTACGTAGTGCTTCACCTGAGTTAGGCTTGTACATGAGGGCTACAACAAACCCCGGTTCTGTTGGGCATCAATGGGTTAAGAAGATGTTTATTGATCCGTCTAAACCTAATAAGCCTTTTTGGGCTACAGATATTGAGACAGGAGACCGTTTAGAGTACCCTAGAGGTCACACTAAAGAAGGTCAACCTTTATTTAAGCGTAGGTTTATACCTGCCAGTTTGTTTGATAATCCGTATTTAGCTGACAGTGGCGATTATGAGACAATGTTGTTGTCTATGCCAGAGCATCAACGTAAGCAGTTATTAGAAGGGAACTGGGATGTTAATGAAGGTGCAGCGTTCCCTGAGTTCAACAGAAAAGTTCACGTTGTTGAGCCTTACGATATTCCTAATAGCTGGGCGAAGTTCAGAGCTTGCGATTATGGGTACGGCAGTTGGACAGGTGTTGTGTGGTTTGCTGTGTCTCCATCAGAGCAGCTTGTAGTTTATAGGGAAATGTATGTCACCAAAGTTACTGCTACTGACTTAGCGGATATGATATTAGAGGCAGAGGCTGACGATGGCACTATAAGATACGGCGTGTTGGACTCGTCCCTCTGGCATAAAAGGGGTGACACTGGCCCTAGTCTAGCAGAGCAAATGATTATGAAGGGCTGTCGCTGGAGACCTTCAGATCGTTCTAAAGGTTCTAGGGTGTCAGGCAAAAATGAGATACACCGTCGTTTGCAGGTAGATGAGTTTACTGAGGAACCCCAACTCGTATTCTTTTCTACCTGCACCAACTGCATAGCACAAATACCTAGTATACCTTTAGATAAGCGTAACCCTGAAGATGTAGATACTAATGCAGAAGATCACTTGTACGATGCTCTTAGGTATGGTATCATGACAAGACCTAGAAGTTCCTTGTGGGATTTCAACCCTTCAACACAGAGAAGCGGTTTTCAAGCTGCTGATCCAGTATTCGGATATTAAATATGGACCCAGATGATTTCACAACAGACTTTGAAACTAACTTAGAGTCAGGCGAGTCCTCTCACATTGAGGACGTTACCTCTGAGAGTGTGCATGACCCTAAGACAGGTCACATTATTAATTTGGTAATGGGTCGTTACAAAAGAGCAGAAGACGCACGTTATACAGATGAACAACGTTGGATGGATGCTTATCGTAATTACCGTGGTATGTACAATAACGAAGTACAATTTACTGAAACAGAAAAGTCTCGCGTATTTGTTAAGGTAACTAAGACTAAAACATTAGCTGCATATGGTCAGATTGTAGATGTACTATTTGGTAGTCATAAATTTCCATTAGCTATAGACCCTACTACGTTACCAGAAGGTGTAGCAGAGGCCGTACACTTTGATGCTTCTCCTCAAGCAGAGCAAGGAGTAGAAGAACTAAAAGAGGCTTTCTCACCTGTTTTGTTTGGATCAGAGGATGCAAAGTTAAAACCCGGCGAAACTATAGACAGTTTGCGTGATCGCCTAGGCGGTATGGCTAAAAAGTTAGAGCCTGTAGAAGATAAGCTTATTGAGGGGCAAGGTACGCTACCTTCAAGTGTTACTTTTAATCCTGCTCTTGTTGCTGCTAAGAAAATGCAAAAGAAAGTACATGATCAGTTAGAAGAATCGGGGGCTAATAAACAGCTTCGTTTAGCTGCTTTTGAGACTGCTTTGTTTGGCACAGGTATTATGAAGGGTCCGTTTGCTGTAAATAAAGAGTATCCTAACTGGGATGATGAGGGTGAATATAAACCTACCATTAAAACTGTACCATCTACTAGCCACGTTTCTATTTGGAATTTTTACCCTGACCCTGACGCTTCTAACATGGATGAAGCTGAGTACATTGTTGAGCGACACAAAATGTCACGCTCACAAGTTCGTGCTTTAAAAGGCAGACCCTTCTTTCGTGATAACTCTATTGATAAAGCTCTTAGCATGGGTGAGTCCTATGAAAAGAAATGGTGGGAGCAAGCTATGGAGGATGACGCTCAAAGCGGTAAAGCAGAGCGTTATGAAGTGCATGAGTTCTGGGGTTTCGTAGATAGGGAAGTCTTAGAAGAGTATGATGTAGATATCCCTAAAGAACTAAAAGATACAGAGCAAGTAAGCGTAAACATTTGGGTGTGTAACAATCAAGTCTTGCGTCTTGTAATGAATCCATTTAAACCTGCACTTATTCCTTACTACGCTGTACCTTATGAGCTTAATCCTTATAGCTTCTTTGGTATAGGTATAGCTGAGAATATGGATGATACACAAACTCTTATGAATGGGTTTATGCGTATGGCTGTAGATAATGCAGCCTTAAGTGGTAATATGCTTATAGAAGTAGATGAAACTAATTTAGTTCCCGGCCAAGATTTAAGTGTATATCCCGGAAAAGTCTTTAGAAGACAAGGGGGTGCGCCGGGTCAAGCTATTTTTGGCACCAAGTTCCCTAACGTATCTAGCGAAAACATGCAGATGTTTGACAAGGCACGTGTATTAGCAGACGAGAGTACAGGCTTTCCTAGCTTTGCTCATGGTCAGACAGGAGTTCAAGGTGTCGGACGTACAGCTTCTGGCATTAGTATGCTCATGTCTGCTGCTAATGGTTCTATACGGAATGTAATTAAGAACGTAGACGATTACATGCTTAAGCCTTTAGGTAAAGCGTTTTTTAACTTCAACATGCAGTTTGACTTTGATCCTGAGATTAAGGGTGACTTAGAAGTACGCGCACAGGGTACTGAAAGCTTAATGGCTAACGAAGTGCGTAGCCAACGTTTGATGCAGTTCCTACAGGTAGCACAAAATCCTGTACTGGCACCGTTTGCTAAAATGGACTACATTATTCGTGAGATTGCAATTAGTATGGATTTAGACCCTGAGAAAGTTACAAATAATCTACAGGATGCTGCTATTCAAGCGGAGATACTTAAACAATTTCAACAGCCGCTACCACAGGCACCACAAGAGGGTGGAGTTCCCCCTGTAGGTACTCCCCCACCTCAAAAAGACGCAGCACCCACAGGACAGGCTCCTACGGGTCCACGCGACACTACAGGCGGCGGTGGGGCTAACATTGGAGTAGGCTCTGTACCTGCACCGGGAGAACAAGGCTTTACTGGAAGGCCACAATAATGAGCATGGGAGTTTTACTAGGTAAGCAGCTTGCCAAGGCTATCAAGGGTACAGGTGATGATGTAGCTGATGAGACTGTTGAAGCTTTGGGTAAGACTTCTGCTATAGATACGCCTTCTGTTTCTCTTAAGGAGGTGGGGTATAGAATAGATAACCCTAGCGATACTTGGGCAAAAGGTAAACAAAAAAGTGCAGAGAGGGTTGCAGAAGAGGCTGACGAAGGTACTTCTACTAAAAAATTATTATCGGGGTCTCAGACAGGCTTTTTAGGCACTAATAAAAATATTATGTTTTTAGATACTAATTTTGTTGCTAGTATAAAAGGGGCTAATGACGAGATACCTGCTGCAGGTCAGAGTAAGTATGACGATTTAATGCGTAGCGTGAGTAAAAGTGGTTTTGATACGGATCAAAAAGGCAACAAGATTATGATTGGGGTAAATCATAAAGGTGATGCTTTTATTATGGAAGGTAACAATCGGACTAGAATTGCTTTAGAGCAAGGGGTTCCTGCTGTTAAAGTAGAAGTAAAGTATTTTAATGGTGCTGAAGAAGTAGATGGGCCTTATTCTCCTGATAATATAATTAAAAACGCTGTACCTGCAGATACTATTTTTAAGAGAAAGACTGCAGCAGAGAACATCCGTAGCTTAGTACAAAGGCCAATCAACAAATGAGCCAACTAAAGAAACTCGTAAACGATAAACCTTTATGGGATGCTTTTGAGGTTGAACTAGAGGACCGCATTCAAAGTAGCTACAAGACGTTCTCACAAACGGATGACCCTATGGTTATGAATAGAATGCAGGGTGCAGTACACGCTTTAAATGCGCTTAAGCAGCTTAGATTAAAGGTAAACGCTAATGGCTAATCTTGAACGTCAAATGGAAGAAGAGTTAGGTCTTTACCCTAGATCAAAGTATATTTTTAGTCCTGTTCAAGACTCAGCTAATTTGTTAGACAAAGAAATAGCAGAAGCAGAAGCTGCAGGTATTAGTCAAGAGCCGCCTACAGCGTCTGACATAGCTGATACAGTGATTGACTTTACACCTGTCATTGGGGATATTAAGGGTGCCGTTGAAGGTGCAGAAGTTATCTTTGAAGAGTTAGCAAAAGATGATCCTAACTTTCTTCTTATTGGTGTAATAGGTGGTGCGGGTGTAGTCGGTTTAATTCCCGGTGTTGGTGATGCCGCACAAAAACTAATTATAAAAGGTGCAAAACGATTTAGAAAAAAAGAGTTAAGTCCAGAGCTTATGGAAAGTTTAACTCTAAAAGAACAAGAAATAGTAGAAGATTTAAATAAAAAGACTGTTGAAAAACCTAACACTTCAGGAGAAGAAATAGCTGATTTTATAGCTGAAAGCCTTAGAAATAATAAATTAGAATATATTACAGATAATATACTAACAGGACTAGGCAATGATGGTCACAGGAGATTAACTCAACACTACATTGATGGTAACGTGGGTATGGATTTACCTATGGACTTTGAGAGTACAATGGCACGTGCAGCAGATCAAGGTTTTACTGAGTTAAGATATCACGGCTCTAATATTAAAGATTTAGATTTCTTTTTTGGTCAAGGTGAAAAAAGAGGCGCAGGAATGTTTAACAGTCCTGACGTTTTTAAGGCTCTTACTTATGAAACTCCTAATGGTCAAACGTACTCTTTACTTATGCGTCCTTTACCAGAGGATACTCCTAAAGTAGACGTAGAGGGTGCTACATGGGGAAACTTAGATGAGCCTTCTATAGAATATAATAGAAATAAATTATCTCCTGATGTAAGAACAGGCCCAAGAATGGATCGTGTTGCAGAGCCTTTAGATACGTTTGTTCCACAGGCAAAAGCTAATATAACCACTGATATGTTTATGAGAAAAGCATCTGATTTAGGTTATCCCGGTGCTACTATTGAGAATGTTGTAGATCGTGGTGCTTATACTCCACGAAATTTATCTTTGGAAGAAGGTCAAAATATTAGAACTAAAGCCTCTATACCTTCTGAAACTCAAGCTAGAACTGACACTACAGGTATACGTACTTTGTTTGGTAGATTTGATCCAAGGTTACAAAATTTAAAGAATATTAATATGGCCCAAGGAGGGCTTACATCAATGAATGATCAAACACAAATGGCTTTTGCGCTAGGCG